CGCTTGGCCCGCTTCTTTTTCCGACATAGGTTTCCCTAAGAATTAACCCCGTGCAACCCCACGGGTAAGGTTTGTGTAAATGTTACACGAATTGATTACTTTGTCAATTATTCTTTGCCAACCCTTGTAAATGGCTTAATGCGGCTTGTTCGTGCATTTCCGCATACTTATGTTCTTTTTCATCTTTGTAGGCTTTAGCGGCATTTCTATGTGCCATCATTGCTTCTCTAGATGGGAATTTTTGTGAACTCATACTCCAAGCCATATCCGCAAGCATTCCTGCTTCCGGCTTTTTCGTTGCTTTTCTTGCCATTTCTTTGGTATTGAATTCATCACGGTTTTTGCTTGTTACTGTTGGCATTAGATGGCCCTTTCTATGGCTTCCGCCTTTGCTTCACGTTCACTTATCCGATCCAAATGCGCCAAATAAATGGCCAATTGGGCTTTGATTTGTTCCACCTCTAATTGCGTTTGTGTCTTGGCCACCGTATCTTGTGCTTGCGTGTGTGTCTTTAAGACCATATCCATGTGTCTTTCCTGATCACGCAATTCAATATCATGGGCGCGGTTGGTTTCTTTGATCAACGTGCGCTTGGTTTCCGCATCCTGTTTCATCTGTTCCACATCCGCACGATTCTTAATCATCAATTGCATTCCTTGCAACTGTTGTTGTAATTGTTGAATTGTCTGTTGGCTTTGTTTCAATTGCATTTGCACTTGTGGCGGCACGGGTGATTTATCATCAATTTGCGCCAATGGGTTGCTAGCGGCCAAACGATCCGCAATTGTTTCCGCACCGGGGAAATCCATGTTTCTAAAGATCAAATCACCGGCAACATTCATTAGGTTGGGATCGGCACTTAGCAATGGCATCATTGATTCAACCGCCTCAATCCGCTTGCTGTTGTAGCCGGGGCCCGTATCCATCACCACATCGTATTCGCCCACCGTCACATCGTTTAATATCTTTTCCACGCCTTGTTCGTCTTGGCCTTTTTTGTTGATTTCCACCAAATCCGGCTTGCCATCATCGCCAATTATCCGCATCACGCGTGCGTTATCGTAGATTTTGGGGATCAAATCAAGAATCACGCGTGCGGTGTGCTTGATGGATCGGGTTAGATTGTCGTAATAATGGTAATTACTTAGATCAATTTGTTGTTGTTGGCCATTTAGTGCCTTGCCGCTTATGTTTCCGGTTGGCATTTGATTTGGATCAAAGATACCCAAAACGGCTTGCATATCGCTATTAATCCCATCCGCGGCCGCCATAATGCCCGCGGGCGGTGATTCCGGTTGAATCCGCGTGGGTGTTGGGGCCATCACGCCCTCAATATCTTTTTGCTTATAACGCAACACCGGCATAGATTTGATGTTAGCCTGTGCCCATTCTGTTTCGTGCCCCTCATCTTGCCCCTCGGCAATCAACCATTTGGCTTTGGGCGCTAGTGCAACCGATTCGGTAATGGCCGTTTTCCAAAAGTTATACATCCTTTGTGGGTCTTTGGCCATTCGCACCAAGCCGTATTTCTTGCGTTTGTTTTCAACAACAAATTCTTCTCCGTAGACCGGAATGATGGGGATATATTTGCTAGCCCACTTGCCCTCTTCCAAAATTTCCATGCCTGTGCAAATGAATTGCTTAACCTCGCGCTTAAACGATGGCCTTTCCTCAATCACAAATAGCCCACGCGCTAGTAATTCTTCCTGATCTGGCAAATCCGTGCGGAATGCCTTTTCGCCATTGCTTAATAGGCATAGCTTATCCGGCTTGCGCTCGGTATACCAAAATTCGGCTATTCGTATATCCTCACGCATCACCCATTCGGCATTGGAATCGCCGGTGCCACGTTGTGTAAAGCCGGCACCATCATCGGCATCGGGATACATCTTGCGGAATATTTCTTTGCTTACAACTTGTGTAATTAGGCACTTTTCCGCATCCGATCCATCCGGCAACGTGCTATTTGGATCAAAATAAACCGTGAATGGATTGTGAATGGGCTTAATGTAGATTTCCTGATCAAAGGAATTTTCACGCACATAATCGGTTTCTATCCGCCAATAGCCAAAACCCATTCGCACGGCGTAATTGAATGCGTTGTCATAGGCGTGATCGGCATCGGATTGCACCTCGATGTGGCGACAAATGCCTGTAAGAATGTCAGCAACCTTTTCATCGGACGAACTATTCATGCCGTGAACCTTGATTCGTGGCCGTTGCTGACGTTGTTGGTTGGTTACTTGACGCACATACGCGTCAATTTTGTTGATCGTTAGGCATGGGCGTGCCTCAAGTGAACGGCTATTTTGGATTTCAACCGGCCATTGATCGCCGGCCGCAAACTTCAAATCTTCCAACGCCTCTGAACGATTAGTAGTGTCAGCATCATTGGCTAGCTTTAGAAACTTTTTCGCTAAGTCAATACGCGGATCAAATTCGGTTTGATTTTCGGCCATATTCATCCCATCCAATTAGCGGGTTCGTAAACGGGTTTTTTAACAACCATCTTTTTGGGTTCCTGAATCATTAGCCCCAACATTCTGAAAGCATCGGCACCGTGCGAATACTGATCATGCAAGGGCGTGCGGCTAAACTGTTTCGTATCCGGATCAACCTCATAGCGATAGTGTCTAAGGCATTGTAGCCCATCGGCGCAATTTATTCTATCGAAATAACAATTACTAAAAATCGTTCGTGCCGCGTTAATTGAATCCACAATGGGCGTGCGCGGTATGATTCGCGTCTTATAGCCGGCCGCCCGCACTATTTCCTCGATGGATCGACCAGCCGCGGCTAGTGTCTTGTTTTCCGCATCGTGTGGCAACCATAGTGTGTCAAACACATAACCGTGGGTCTGCATTTTGGCCAAAATGGCACTCATTGTCTCTTGGCTTGTCTCAAAATAGCGGATTAGGCGTGTTTCCATGCCCACGAATTGCACAAACCATAGCGCCGTGGCATCCGCCCATCCCAAGTCAAAGACAACGTGAACGGGTTTCATCGCGTCATAGGGCACTTTGCCAATTCTTTCTTGTAGATCGGCCAATTGGATTTCCTTGGCGAATATGGCCCCATCCACGGTTTGGCGGCAAATCCCCTCCCAAACCATGTTGTAAGCCTCTGGATCACGATTCTTTAGCGCATCCTTTTCTTGCCGCAATACATCCGGAAACCACGGGTTATCAGACCAATTGATCTTTTGCACAATGGCGTTTTCGGGCGGGTGCAACACGAATCGTTGGTAAGTTTCATCACTTTCCAATTCCGGATTGAATGAAACCCATATTTCTGATTGCTCTTTTCGGATTGTTGGAATTAGCGTTGCCCATGATCGGCCACTAACCGATTGCGCCTCCTCAACCCAACAAATGTCAACGCCCTCATAGCTTTTCACGTTGGCCACATTGTTTTTTAACCCAACAAAATTAAATTCCGATCCATTCTTGCCGCGGATTGTTCTATCGGTTATTTCATAGAAATCCGTTAGCCCCATTGCGCCAATTTGATCGCAAAGTAGCTTGTGAACGGAATCCCTAATGGATGTTTGGAATTCACGCGCACACAACACGCGTGTGGCCTTATTTGCGCCAATGATCAATAGCGCCCGTGCTATACCCCAAGATTTGGCCCCTCCTCGACCTCCCCAAAGCACTTTATAACGTGCCGATTGGAATAGGCATTGCAACTTAAGAGGAAAATCTATGTTAGCTTGGGTCATTGGGCTTTACAAAAGACACCTGAATACCCGATAATAATGGCGATCCATCTTCACCAGTTAACTCTTGTTTGACCGTTTCGGACCAACGCATCTGCGCTTTAGTCCACCAGATCAAAGAAGTGGTATCTCCAGCAATCGCCTTGCTAAATAGCGTCTTGGCGATCTGGCCATTGGCTTTAGCTTTGCCTAGATCAAGCTCAGTGCGGTAATACTTACGTAGCGTTTTATCGTCTATCCCCACAAGAATTGCTATCTGTTCGTGAGGCAAGCCTAATCCGCTAGTACTTTCCACTAGCTTTTTATGCTCATCAGTTGGCACATGAGGCTCTTGAGGTATGACTGGCATTTTTATTAAGGGGAACTCGTTAATATTTAAGCATTTTCGGTTATTTTTGTCAAAATGGAGCGTATGGGTAGGTGTTGCACCTCCGCTGTGTCGAGGGAATCGACCATCGCCTGCTTCACACGCTTAGGATAAGGTTTTGCTAACTTTTGCACTTGTATCCTCATTATTTCGTCAAGTGGCATTAAGTATCTGTGTTTTCCAACTGTCTTGACTATTTTACATTCACTAGGTTTAATTGTCTTGCGTTGTTCTCCTTGTTGTATATTCCATCCTTTTTCGCTAACTTGACGAGAATGTAGACGTTTATTTTTATACCAGTATTCAACGCTTGGAGCTGTGTCTCCACAATAAATCCAATTACCAGCTTGATATACACCCCCATGATGTCCATATTGTGGATCTGCAAACGATACAACTAATCTTAAATTTGGACTATTTTTTTTCAAAAATATTAAAGCAAACTTAACTATTCTACTTACTGTGTTTTTGTGGTTTGTTAAAGCAATACGAGTTAACTCGCATCCTTCGTCTTGCTTTAGTCCATATGGAGTCATTAAATTAGATGATGCGCCCCTACTAAAAATGACTACGCCTATAAACTTTCCATTTTCCCATGCGCCTATTTTA